TCTTGAACTGCCCAATTATAACCTTGATTTGCGGCGATGGCAACATCATACCATTCGGGTAGATCTCCTCTTTGCACCCAAACAATTTGTCCGCCGGCATTGCGAATACTGACGATTTCGTTAGGGAACCGACAGTCGGAAATTACTACATGATCTTTACTATTGCGGAGTTTATTTTCTAAACTAGCGATCCAGATATCGTCGTGAAAACCTTTACGACAGACTTCTGTACCCCAATATTGTAGTACCCACCTAGGAGTCAGTGTGGGCATATCTAGACGTTCTGCCCACCACGGGTCTACTTGTTCTCGCCACTCTCGGGCTTCCTTAGTACGCCCTTCTAACAGTGTTCGGTCCCATCCAAACACCGCGCTTACAGCATCTTTGAGAGTGCTGGCAAATGACTCGCGTCTAAATTCGTGAAAGTTAACTAGATAGTCAGCGACTGTGTCTTTGCCGCTGCCAATAAATCCGCAAATACCTATGATCATAATGTCCTCCGATTAAAGACATTATAGCAGGTCTACTCCGTTAAGGTCAACCGATGATAAATGTGTAGCCGGATCCGCCCGGAACTAGCTTCATTAGATCGTCTACGAGTTTTTCCATTTCGGTTTGAGCTTCGCCGATCAATGCTGTACCGTTAAGTTGTGTGCCACCCTGTGGTCCAGCTATCTGTCCAAACTTACTGCGGGCTTGGCCGAGCATCATTTTACAATTAGCCAATGAATAATCTTTGACCCATTGTCCGGCATATACGTCTTGTATTATAGTAGTATCCGGTTTGGTATTGTAAGCCTGAATCATCACACTTTCTTCTGTTCTAGGACGTTGGTGTATTACTAATTTTCTGCTTTCAGGTTGCCACGTAAAATTAATAAAACTACCAAACATTTTTCCTACCAGTTCTTGATATCCTGAAAACAGTTCATAGGTTAATAGTCCGCCCATATTGGTTGAGCTCAATAGATATGTATTTGAATAGGCAAGATTGAATGGCTCGAACACTGTTCCGCCTGTTCCTCCGCCTGTCCGAGAACCTACACTTCTACGGAAAATCTGTCTAATCTGTTGTATTTCTTGAGGTAGGGTATACTCGTTTACATCGGGTTGTAAGTTTAAAAATATGTACGATTCTTCTACAGAATTATCGCTACGTTGTCTAAAAACAGATAAAGCTCTGTTTAGCGCAGTTTCATAATGTATAGGATCTAACTCAACATCAACCATGCCGTCGCCTAGCATAGTTCTGCAGTAATCGTAGACACCTTGTTTGATCTGGTTAGTTTGGCTCATACAACTATTTATCGTAGCGGTAAATATAAGACTATGCCAAGACTCTCGCTTTATCGCCCAGAAAAGGGCAACGACTATAAGTTTATCGACAAAAATATCTGGGAAATGTTCCAGGTTGGCGGTACTGACGTTTTTGTTCACAAATACATAGGTCCAGGTACCCCAGCCGAAGATACTCCAACTACACCGGATTATGCTAATACCAGTGTGAGTAATATACAGGATTTGCTTTTTTTAGAAAATAGAGATAGAAAATACGATCCCGATATCTATGTCCTTAGAGGGGTCTATAATATACAAGACACTGATTTTAATCTTAGTCAGTTTGGATTATTTCTACAGAATGATACGATTTTTATAAGTTTTCACATCAATGATACTGTTGAAAAAATAGGCAGAAAATTGATAGCAGGCGATGTTATAGAGTTACCGCATCTAAAGGATCAATTTGCCCTAAACGATTTTCAATTCTCCCTTAAAAGATTTTATGTGATTGAAGAAATTTCAAGAGCTGCTGAAGGGTTCTCAGTAACTTGGTATCCACATCTCTATCGTGCTAAATGTAAGCCGTTGGTTGATAGTCAAGAATTCAAAGAAATATTAGATGGGTTAGCTGGCGAAGGCAGTGATCAAACGCTCAGAGACATAATGAGCACCTATGAAAAAGAAATGCAGATCACTCAAGCAGTTCTTGATCAGGCAGAATCAGATGCTCCTCGCAGCGGATATGATACTAGCAAATATTATCATATACAGAAGAATAATGATGGCCGCACTGAATTAGTCAGTGTAGATACCACACAAATAGATGCGTCCAGAGAAACTCAGGCCACAGATGAATACGGCAATCTTGTGTTTGACGAAAATGGGGATCCAATTTATGTAGGGGCTACTGCATCGACATCGATACAGAGTCCTACCAGCGAAGGTTATGACAGTTACTTGTTAGGAGACGGACTGCCTCCAAATGGGGCTCCTTTCTCTGCAGGTGCAGGATTTCCTGCAAATCCTGTCGAAGGACAATTTTGTTTAAGATTAGATTTTATGCCTAAACGTTTGTTTAGATTCAGTGGTACTAGATGGATTAAATTTGAAGATCAGGTTAGAATGACAATGAGTAACCTCGGCCCAGACGACGTACAAGAAAGCGGTGATATGTTTGAAGGCAAGGAAGCTAGATATACACAAAAAACTGGTTTTATTAATAATCAAAAAACTGATGTTATCAATGGCAAAACAGTTAAAGAAAAACAGAGCCTTAGTAAAGCTCTAAGACCTAAGGCAGATTCATAATGGATTACTTCTACGACGGACAGATAAGAAGATATGTCACGCAGTTCATGCGTGTGTTCATAGGATTCAAATATAAAACAGGAGGATCGGTTCCTGAGGAAAGACACATTCCTGTGATGTACGGAGACATGACCAGACAGGTAGCTGGAATTATCAAAGACAATTCTGAAAATAAAATGTCTACGGTTCCAAAGGTCGCTTGTTATATTTCGGGACTTGAGTTAGATACATCACGATTAGCAGATCCAACTTTTATTAGCAAAGTCCAGATCAGAGAACGATCTTATGAATTCGATAACACAGGAGATCCTGTGTATAGCGGTAGCCAAGGTGGAGGCTATACCGTAGAAAGACTCATGCCGACTCCGTTTAAACTTACTATGAAGTGCGACATATGGACATCTAACACTGATCAAAAATTACAGATACTAGAACAGATTTTAGTGCTGTTTAATCCTAGCTTAGAAATACAGACCACTGATAATTATCTAGATTGGACTAGTTTAAGTGTTATCTATATCAATAATATTAATTTCAGTTCGAGGACTATACCTCAGGGAGCAGAGTCAGAAATAGATATCTGTACTTTAGAATTTGAAATGCCTGTATGGATCACTCCGCCTGCTAAGGTCAAGAGATTGGGTATAGTAAGGTCTGTGATCTCTAATGTGTTTTCTGAAAACGGCGATGTTCTTAATCTCAGCGATCTTTCATTCAACCTAGGAAACAGAGGAGCGGACGTATCTGTGCGTAGAACCAACGACAACTATAGCATACTGTTGTTAAGTGCAAATAATCCCGGACTGCCTAATTTATATAATCTTTCTATATTAGATGTAAATCAAATAGCCAATGTACTACAAATACCTCTTACAAATAAATTCGGCAAAGATATAAATTGGGAAACCGTGTTAGAGCAACAAGGAGGTTATATCGCTGGCCTAAGTAAAATACACTTTTTACAGCCCAGTGGTTATGAGGTCACTGGTACCTTTACAGTAAATGCGTTAGATCCTAACTACCTGTCAGTTACCATTGACAGAGATACTGTACCGTCTAATACTTTAGATGCGTTAACTGCCATAATAGATCCTTACAATTTTAATCCTAAAAAGACATTTAACGGAATATCGAATATACCTGTAGGCACTAGATATCTGATGTTAGACGCTGTGAACAGCAGTGTAAATAGAGGCCAATCTGGTTATGACGGTCCTGATGCTTGGAAAAATCTAGACAGTTCTGATCCTGAAATCTTAGAAAATTCAATCATAGAATGGAACGGTGACGAGTGGGTCACTGTTTTTACTCCAACGGAACAAAATGAAAATAATTATGTAACCAATTTGACCACAGGCATCCAGTATAAGTGGGATGGTCAACAATGGTTAAAGAGTTTCGAAGGCGAATACACTGCCGGGTTCTGGAGATTCGATCTAGATGCATAATAAGTATGAGTATGCAACAGAGAGCAGGACTATTATTTCTAGCCAAGAACACAGGTCGTATATTGTTAATAGACGAAGATTCTCGCTGGACAGTTCCTACTTTTGGTCGTAAATCAAATCTTTTAGAAGACTCTCAAGACTTGATCTCTGATTACAGTGCTGGTAGATTAATACCTATAGAGCTGTATCTCAGCGAAGATCGAGGTTTTGAATATGGAACATATGTTTGCTTGGTTGATCAAGAGTTCCTTACCACTGCCGCTCCCACGCTGTGCTGGGCACAGTTAGACCACTTGCCTAAGAATTTGCATAATGGTTTGAAAACCACATTAAATAATCAAATTATAAGAACTAAAATAGAAACTATATTGGAGTTAGACGATGCTGTCACTGTTAAAAAATGAAAGATTTCAATCAGAGTACCGTGGATGGAAGACTAAGATCGACGGTATTGACGATAACGGTATCAAAACGGAATTACAGGAATTGTTAAACAAGCTGGTCAACGAAGTGAGAAGACTGGATAACCAACATCAAGAACTCGCAACGTCCCATCATATGCCTGTGGGAGTCAGTGAGATCAAATCTAATATCACAGAAATTAGGAAGAAAATTCTCAAAAAATTGAGAGATTATTCTTCCTAAAACAATTAAGCCTGAGCTTCACCCCAGCGTAAAATTAGGTTAACATTAGTAGCAGTTCCGCCGACCTTGTAAACGTTGATAGCTAATGTATCAGGACCATTAGGGAACGTACCTCTACCGCCGATAGCAGTGGTTCCTAATTCTTTCAATTGCGATAGATCTAGCACATCAGTGTCTCCGGGATTGCTGATGAATGAAAATACCTGTTCGCCTGGCAGGGCATA